TACGATATTTTCTGCTTGCACTCCCTTGGGTTTTAGTGTATACTACTTTTCGTCGGGTAAACGCAGACCGACACTACGGGGGCGTAGCTCAGCTGGGAGAGCGCCTGCATGGCATGCAGGAGGTCAGGGGTTCGATCCCCCTCGTCTCCACCAGGAAAATAAAATCCCGCAAACCTTATTCCATAGGGTCTGCGGGATTTTTTGTTGCACATATTTTCCTTTGGTACAAACGCATACAGTAGGTCAATGGTACAAACGTGGTACAAACCGGGAAAATTACCGACCGAAAATCAGCTCCAATTTGCTGGCGATCACTTTATCGTTTCTCGGGATCGCGTGGCTGTATAAGTCAAGAGTATGGCTGATTTTTGAGTGACCGATTCTCCGGCTGATGTCGGCGATTGGGACACCCGCCGATAATAATTCCGTGGCATGGGTGTGCCGGATGACATGAAAGTTTCGATAGGGAACCCCTGCGCGCCTGAGGATATCGTGCCACATCCGATCAATATTCCTCGGCTGCAAAGTATTGCCGGATGCCGTCGTGAATATTGGACCGTTGAAGCTTACCAGCTTACCAGATCGGAGCGTGCGCAGGGCGGCCATTACGGCTGATGACACAGAGAATGTCCGAATGCCTGATTTGGTCTTTGGTGCGCCGATGCGGAGGCCGGCCGATTGAGTTAAGGTGAGATTGCGGCGGATGGTAATTTCGGAGCGTTGAAAATCAATGCAATCCCAAAACAGCGCCATGAGTTCTCCCTTGCGTGCTCCAGTGTGAAATGCCAACAGGATAAAGGGGTAATATCTGCCATGCGCGTATTCCTTTGCCGCGTTATAGATAGCGGTGGTTTCTTCATTGGTAAATGTTTGTAGTTTAGGTTTTGGCGGTGCGGCGGGTGGTTCGACTGCGTCCATGATATTAACGGATGTGAGGCCTATCTGGCGGGCTTTTTTTAGCGCCGCCGATAGGAATGCGTGGACTTTCCTTATCATTGCAGTTGATTGCCCGGCTTGGCGGAGATCAGAATAGAAACCTTGTACCGTGTTCGCCGTAAAAGACTGTAGCTTAATCTCTGATAAGGGGGCACATTTTCTGGCAAGAAGGGTGTATAAGTCCATTGTTTTTGGCGCTATCGTAGAGGTTTTATAATCGCAGAGGTATTTTATCAGCCAACTACCGAGCGTGAGGTCTGATGGCTCAATATAGGTGTTTTGCAGCCGCTCTGAACGCCGGACAGCAAGCCAGTCAAGAGCTTCTCTTTTGGTCGTAAAACGGCGCAAAACTGATCGCCCCGCTGGCGTGACAAATGTTGCACGATATTTGTTGCGTGATTTTTCGTAGGATACTCCACCGGAACCGTTCGCCCGTTTCATTATTTGGGATCTCCTTTCAGTTTGAGTATATCCTTCGGGATTGCTTGCTTCGCCGCTCATCGTGTTAGCGCACGGTGGGCGGTTTTTTTGTTAGTAGATAATACCTCGAAAAATGAGGATAGGAATAATTTTGTAGATAGACGGAGAATAGAGTGTTTTGAATGTCGAAGATATTAAATCGGTAAACTCTTCTATTGATGATATATTAGAAGGGTCAGTTCCCGGCGACTCTATAGCATCAAGGATCCCGAGTGTCTGCCACGTATCTGGCAGTGATACTCCATAAGTACGTAATAGGTCATCCTGTTTGATGGATAAGCCGTCAGCCTTTAGTGTACCTGTAATTTTTTCGCCGCTAAGAGTTAAATTAATTGTTATAGAATCAGACATCTCTTGTAGTAAATCCAGCGTAAGCTTTAACATTCTTTTTACTTCGCTATCTCTTGGGATGCCCAATAAGCGAGGGTTTTTAGCTATTATTGGTAGTATAGACTTTATAGTAGCGAAATCCCTCACTTGTATAGGTGCATTAATCATAACAAGCTTCCCCGCGCATGGATCGGGTAAAGTAACTAATGGCGGAACATTGAGATCATTTAGTAATTGAATGATTTGACTGTGATATGGGTCGTACTGTTCTGTAGCACTGCCACTGCTCTTATTACTTTTCTCATACCCAGTTGCAACGACTGCGACGGTACCCTTGGCAGAAAAAGAGGAACTCTCAGAAGTACCCATTGTTTTGGCTACACTTCTAAGAGTTCCGTTACGAATCTGAGAAATCAGAGAATCTACTCGATGTTTGTCCACATAAAGAAAATCAATCAGCGTTGAGTGAGTAGAAAACTCACTTGTGGTCGTGTTTTTTGCCCCCATTTGTTTACCTCCTTTGCGATTTTCTTGCATTTAGAGGCATGCTCATCATATTGTTTCTTGATTGCTGCAAAATCAATTTTTATGTCACGTTGTTTACCCACGATGAACCCCTCCTTTGTCATCATATTATACCAATATTTTACAGAAGTGTATAGCCATATTTAATTATCATTGTTTTTATGGTGTTGTGCCCAACCCCTTTTCTCTCCTTTAGTTCACCGTATCCCGAAAGTAGACAATAATTTTTGCGTTTTGCGAGCGTCATACATGCTATCCGGAATGTAAGCGACGAATCTTCTGTGTAGTGTATGGCACTAAAAATCAAAATTTTATAAGGGTATTATACGGTAAAATCATTGACGTCTTGGTTGCTTCTTCCGTCTGAATGCTGTCTTTCATTTTAGCAATCCGGGTAGAAAATTGTTTGAGCTGATCGATGAAATCCACAGAAAACACTCCTTTTCTTATTGGCTGAAGTTATCTCGTTTCAGAACTTGTGGCGCACTTCAATAAGTTTGCCAACGATACAGATGTCGTTTGTCTCTGGGCCGGTGAATATCCGTTGGGGGTAAGCTGGATTGCTCGAAGAAAGAACGATGACGCTGTTTTCTTTATTTACGGTGACGTGTTTCAGGCAGCCTTCTTCGCCGTCAATGACGACGACCGCTATTTCCCCATTTTCGACTTCCGGCTGGAGACGGATTAAACATAAATCTCCGTCGTATATGCCGTCGCCTATCATACTATCTCCTTCGGCGCGAAATCCTCGCATTTCAGCGGGATTGTATGAATCGTCAATCATCATGTAGCCATCTATATGTTCGTAAGCAAGTCCTCCAGGGCCGCAGCGTACCGTTCCGATGATAGGAACACGGTTCACGTCATTAAGAGGGAAAGTGCCAGCTACTGTTTTTTCTTCCCATCCCATAAGCATTCCGGGGGATACGTTTAGCGCTTTTGCAATTTTTTCAATATTGTCCGATGGAATGTTTTGGATTACACCGGATTCATACCGTTGGATTGTTTGGCGGCTGACCCCTACCTTTTGCGCGACGTCATCCAATGTCATGTCGGCCAAAAGGCGGGCACGCTTCAAGTTATCTTTCAGCATATTGTCACTTCCTTTTATAAGCATTATATCAGAAATCGCATAGCATGCAACAATAAGTAAAATTTTTTATAAATTTTTACTTGACGAGTGACAAATGAACATGGTATGATTGTTACGTAAAAAGTAACAAATGGGATTGCTAAAGGGGGTGAGTGATATGATCAATACAAATAAACTGAGAGGACTTTTTGCAGAGCGAGGCCTTAGCCAAGCGAAAATGGCCGAAAAGATAGGGGTTACACCAAAGACGTTTTACAATAAGATGGATAAGCGGGTATTTGATTCTGATGAAATTGAGATGATGATTGATGTATTAAGGATTCCGCGTGAGGATTGTATGGATATTTTTTTTGCTAATGTTGTTACTTAACAAGTAACAAAGCTATGAGCCGCATAAGGGGAGGTAAATCACTATGAAACGGAAAGCGAAAACGGTCTGGGCGTATCTGGACGGCAAGAAGCTCTGCGACGTCGTAGAGGCAGCGCTGGACAACAATAAGAGCGTGGATGAGATGAGGAAGCTGCTGATCCGGGAAAACCCCGGGCATGAAGTAAAGTTTAAGGTCGTGTAAGAAAAGCCCGCGGGGTGTGCGTGAGAGAAGGTGGAAACATGGACGAATTACAGATTTTTGAGAATGAGGAATTTGGCAAGGTACGGACATTGGTCAAGGATGGCGAGCCGTGGTTTGTCGCGAGTGATGTTTGTGAGTGTCTTGGCTTAGCAAACCCTACTGTTTCAGTAAATCGTCTCGATTATGACGAACGGGCTAAGTTTAACTTAGGGCGTCAGGGATGGGTGAATATCGTCAACGAGTACGGGTTGTATAACCTTGTTCTGGGTAGCCGCAAGCCGGAAGCGAAAAACTTTAAGCGCTGGGTTACCCATGAAGTCCTGCCCGCGATCCGCAAGCACGGCGGATATCTCACGCCGGACAAGGTCGAAGAAATCTTGACTAATCCGGACGCCATCATCCGTCTTGCCACGCAGCTCAAAGAAGAGCGGGCAAAGCGGGAAGCGGCGGAAAAGGTCATCGAAGAGCAGAGACCTAAAGCACTCTTCGCCGACGCTGTTAGCGCGTCTAAGACGTCGATCCTCATCGGCGCACTGGCGAAGCTGATCCGGCAGAACGGCGTTGACGTCGGGCAGAAGCGGCTCTTCGAGTGGCTGAGGAAGAAAGGCTACTTAATTAAGAGCGGAAACGACAAGAACATGCCGACGCAGCGGAGCATGGAGCGGGGGCTGTTCGAGGTTAAAGAGGGATCTTATGTTGACGGCGACGGAGTGAACCGCATTACCCGGACGACGAAGGTCACGGGAAAAGGGCAGCTCTACTTTGTGAACAAGTTTTTGACGAACGTAAGGAGGTGAAGCCATGGCAAAGGAAAAGCCCCCGGAGGCGGGGGCGAGGGTGGCGGTGACGCTTCGGCTTCCGCGGGCGCTTTATGAGGAGGTGATGGCATGACCACCAAAACATCGAAAACGGATGCGGAGCTGACATGGGTATCAGTACAGGAGTACCAGAGACACATCGGCCTTACCCGCGCCGATATCATGAAGATGATCTATGCAGGGACGCTTCCGGCGGTAAAAATCGGCACGCGGTATAAAATCAATATCCATCGCGCTGATACGGAGCTGGAGAACCTGATGCACGAGCCGAAAGATAGGCGGCCCCAAAAGGTGTACGACGAGATCGGTAAGCAGGCGAATGCGCAGGTAGAAGCGGCCGGTGGCTTTCTTGAGGCACTACGGCAGTTGAAAACTACCCCGCGAAAGATGAGCGGGTAGGCTCTGAAATATTTTAGGAGGTGCAGGATGAACAGGGTATTTTATTGGGCGTGCGGATTGGCCGCCGCTACGGGCTGGGCATTCGGCTTCTGGATGTGGCTTGAGTGCTGGCGGATTCGAGGGTTGATGTGAGGAGGTGAGAGATATGGAAAAAGAGAAGGCGCGGGAAATGGTTGAATCCTTAGAAGTGGCGGACGTATGTATCGTTGTCACGGGAAATAACCGCAAAGTGACTTGTGTTACTGATGGGCCAATAGATGATGTTGCTTCTTTGTTTCTTGCCGCTATTGCGGAGTTTGTGAATGACTTAAATTCGCCGAAGAAAATTCAACATGAAGATAAGCAGAAGATTTGTGAATTGCTTCTGAAGACTTGCCAAGCGACGGACAATGCGCACGATCTCGTGGCACTGACGTATGACGCAGAGGCAGAGAGCGTCACGGCATTATTCGAGAGCGGCGGAAAGCGAGTTATCAATGTCGCGATGGATTCCGGCACGGCGATGATTCGCGATATTATGGGGAATTTGGGCTGCTGAGAGGAGGCAGATAACATGGGAAACGACATGCAAGAAATTATCGAAGTGTTCTGCGACGCGGATTTCCGGGCGAAGCTGCGTCCTGAGACGGCGAAGCAGTTTTGCCCGACGCTCGAAGAAGCGATCGAGGCGACGGAAGGAGAGAAGTAAGAAATGGAAACAGATACAAAGCTTGAAAGTGTAGCTTTTTCACTGATAGCGGGTAGTTATAATGGGGATTCTCCGAATATTAACGTGTCGTTCGATGATTTGCGAGCGGCAAAGGTCGGGGATATGTGGGCAAACCACGACGTCCACAACTGCGGAAGGAATCTTTATGAAGAAAGTATTGAGGTCGTTTACAAGACGGATCGAGGTGTTGCCGTTCTGTTGCGGACTGTGAGAACGACAAACGATCCGACTCCTGAAAAATTGGAAGATGATCCGCAATTAATATGGTTCGAGTTCGCGAAGGGGGTGAAGAAATGAGATTGCCGTACTTAACGGAAGAAGGATGGGCGATTGTCTTAGTCATCGCCTGCGGGCTGATGATGTTGTCGTGGTGGACATGGTAAAGGAGGCAAATTATGAATGAGAAAAAAGTGGAAGAGATGGTAAAGCAATTACTCGACGAAGCGGAAATTTGCACAATACTCCTGTCGGACCGTAACGGACGTGCCATAGGATTTCTGAAAGGAACAACGGGTGATATTCTCAATAACGTATTAAACATGCTTGACGATGCGATACGGCAAGACATCCAAAATCCCCCGCGAAAATGCGCGGAGGTGATCGTAGAAGGGCTGATTCGCATAGTGGAAAGGATTGAACATGACAGAGAAATGGGAATGCAATCCAAGCAACATTAACGCTTGTCTCTCCTGCCCGCTCCCCGATTGTAAGTACGACGAGAGAGCGGAGCTGCCGTCGAATTATCAACGGGATTATCAACGGACGAGGAAAATGGCGGCAATCGCGTCCGGCTTGTGCAGTAAATGCTGGAAGCGTCCGGCAGATGAAGGGTACACGACGTGTGCGGAGTGCCGGACAAAGATGAGAGAATCGAAACGTAAGACAAAAGAAAAAGCCCACGGCGGCGGTAACCGACGTGAGCGGAAAACAAAACACTCTACGGAAAGTATAACACGAAATGGGGGAAAAGCCAATGTTACATAAGAAATGGCTGGAATATACAAGAAGCAAAGGCGCGACAGCTTTAGTTCTCTATGAAGAAGAGAGACGTCTTTTTATTGAAGTGTTTCGAGACGATGATGGACAGTTTGTTGGGAAAATCGTTCACTGGGGAAATGTCTGCGTTTGTCATTTGGAAATCTGCCGAAGAGAGACTTGGGCGGAAGCGTGGTCGGTGGCACAAGCCGTAGCGCGGGGTGTACGTTTCGCATTGCATGAAAGCAAGGAGGTAGCGTAATGGAACAGGTAACAGAAAAGGAACGATTTACCGTAACGGATACGAGCAGTGCGGAATGGGTGATGGGAAAGCTTGCTCAAAAGCAGGCTGAAATCGCCGAAATGACCCGCCAGCGCGACAAAATGCTGGCTAGATATAACGAATGGTACGAAGAAGGAACGGCGGCTCTGAACGGAGATATCGCGTATTTTGAAAAACTCCTTGCCGATTGGGCAAGGGACGAACTGGCGGAAGGGAAGAAAAAGAGCATTTCCTTGCCGTCGGGACGAGTTGGTTTCCGGGCGGCAGCCCCGAAGGTGACCTTCGCCGGGGCGCCGGTAGATAAGACGAGTGCGGCGTTTGTGACGCTCACGAAACAGGTCGCGCCCGAATACGTAGAGACGAAAGAAAGCGTCAAGTGGGCGGACTTCAAAAAATCCCTGACGCTGGCAGAAAACGGCGCAGTAGTGACGGAGAGCGGCGAAATCCTTCCGGACATGAAATGGGAGGCGCAGGATCCGACGTTCTACGCGACAGTAAAAGGAGGGGATTAAATGGCACGTTCTATTCTTCTTATGGGTGAGAGCGGGGCGGGGAAAACAACGTCGCTCCGCAATCTCGACCCAAAGACTACGTTTATCGTGGATTGCGACAAGAAAGGGCTGCCGTGGCGCGGCTGGAAGCGGCAGTACAACACCGAAAGCAAGAATTATTTTATGACAAGCAAGACGCCAGCAATTTGGGAAGTGTTAAATCGAATCAACGGGCAGGACTTAGCTCACGTCAAAGTCGTCGTCATTGACACGTTGAATGGGATTATGGTGGACGATGAGATGGCGCGGATGAGGGAAAAGAATTACGACAAATGGGCGGACTTAGCCGCTTCCATCTATTCTCTTATTTCCGATATTCACCTCCTGCGCGACGATTTGACGGTGGTGTGCGTAGCGCATAGCCAGACCGACCGCGACGACAACGGGTACATGTTCACCCGGATGAAAACGTCGGGGCGAAAGCTGGACAAGATTGTGCCGGAGAGCAAATTCAATATGGTTCTCTTGGCGAAAGCCAGTGATGGGCAGTACGTCTTCGAGACGAAAGCAAACCATTCCACGGCAAAGACGCCGATGGGGCTGTTTGCAGAGCGAGAGGTTCCAAACGATATGGCAGCGGTCATCCGGGCGCTGGATGAGTACGAAATGGACGAAGATAAAAAAGGAGAGGATAAGAAATGATGAAACCTAACGGGTACGACGAAGCGAAAGAAGAGCGGTTTGGGACATTTAAGCGTCTCCCGGCGGGGGCATACACTTGCCGGATTGTGAAGGCGGAAGCGGTGGTATCCGCTTCTAAGCGGGAAATGCTCCGTATTGCGCTGGATATTGCTGACGGCGAATACGCCGGGTTCTTCATGGAACAATATAAAGAAAAGCAGAAACGGGACACAGAGGCAAAGTGGCCTTGCTTCTACTATCAGATGGCGGACGAGATGGCCGCCGGGAAGTTAAAGGGGTTTTTGGCCATCGTCGCGGAAAGCAATCCCCGCTTTACAGTACAGTGGGGAGATGGGTTTGAGGAAAGTCTCCGGGGGCAGATCATCGGCGGGGTTTTTCGAGAAGAGGAATATATCGGAACGGACAACAAGGTTCATACGTCCGTCAAATGCGCGTGGGTGATCCCGACGTCGGAGGTGGAGACGACGGCAGCGCCAGAGCCTAAGAAGCTGGAAGCTCCGGTCAACAGCGGCTTTGGCGCGGCGGCTTACGACGACATCCCATTCTGATGTTAACGCTTGGGCGAGTGGTGAAAGAGGACGCGGGCGGCTTTCTCGTCTACGTCCCCTGTCATCGCCACAAAGAACAGGTACGAGCTTCAAGGCGGGACGTGACTATCGAATTTGATGATGGGCGCGGCATTACGGGGGCGCAGAGAAGGAAAGCCTACGTTCTCCTGAACGCTATTGCCGAATGGTGGGGACATACACCGATGGAGGCCATTAAGGAGATAACGAAACTCTATTTCTTGGGAACAGGCTTCACACTCAAGGATTGGTTCAGTCTCTCAAACACTGACCGCACGGTGGCAAGGCTCTACATCACGTTCCTCATTGACTTTTGTCTCCTCAATGACATCCCTTGCGGGGAGCCGCTCTGGAAAGTGTGCGAAGACATCCCGAAATACGTCTATGCGTGTCTGATGAATAAGCGGTGCGCGGTATGCGGGAAGAAGGCGCAGCTTCATCACGTCGGCAAGAGCCGGATCGGGATGGGGCGAAATCGACGGGAAGTGCCGCAGATTGGCATGTGGGTATTGCCGTTATGCGCCGCTCATCATAACGAGGCGCACCAAGGCGAGGCGGACTTTGTGAAGCGATACCTCTTAGAAGCGGTGCAGCTTACGGAGCAAGCTGCGGACGTGTACAGGCTGACGAAGAGGAACAAACGGAAGGCGTTGGCGATGGATGTACGGCTACCGGCGTGGCAAAAGGAGATGTAATCATGGATAAAGAGCGGTTAAAAGAGATTTTAGAGAGCCATGGGAAGTGGCTCAAGGATGAGGGAGGAGGAGAACGTGCTAACCTGTGCGGAGCTAACTTGCGCGGAGCTGACCTGTGCGAGGCTAACTTGTCAGAGAAAATCATACAGGTGGGCCGATTGGGAGCCGCAAAAGCTATACGATCTATTGGGCAGACCGAAATATTATACAGTGCGGCTGCTGGAACGACTATGAAGGTGGATCGTTGGACGAATTCAAGCAACGTGTGGATAAAACATACCCGGCAGAGAATAAAGACACGTTGTGGTATCGCAATGAGTATTTAGCAGCGATTGCGATGTTCGAGAGGCTGCGCGATGACGCTCGGCAGTTTGTTTAATGGGAGGTTATAAAACATGAACAAAGTGATTCTGATGGGTCGCTTGGCGCGTGACCCGGACGTGCGGACGACGCAGGGCGGGAAATCCGTGGCGCGGATGACGCTGGCAGTCGACCGGCGAAAAAGCGCTGACGGGCAGCAGGAAGCGGACTTCTTAGCGCTAATCGCGTGGGAGAAGATCGCAGAGATTGCGGACAATTATCTCCACAAGGGATCAAAAATCCTGGTGGAGGGCCGGCTTCAATCCCGCAGCTACGACGCGCAGGATGGCTCGAAGCGCTATGTCACGGAAGTTATCGTGAGTAATCTTGAGTTTTGCGAGAGTAGACGCCAGGAGACAGGACAGGTCAGTCAGACGGGGCAGTTTGGGAATCCGGTCAGCGACCGGGATATTCCGTTTTAAGCAAAGGAGGATAAATCATGAATGGGAAAATCGAAAACACTGTTACAGTGAACAAAGTGCAATATCGAAAATCTGAGGAAAAGATTTTTGTTGAGTATCTACTCCAGCGAAACGGGCAATTTGATGTGGTGAAACTCTTATCGAACGAACAGGCGGCCCCTGAATTTTACGAGGCGCTCAAGGCGCTTATTCCCGCAGTGTGCGAACTCCTTGAGCTTCCCGGTGGCAACTTTGAGGAACGCATTACTCCGCTGTCTGTGTCGTTTAAGTACGACGCGGCTGGAACTATGGGGGCGGTTATTACATCCACCCTGCACATGCCGGACGCAGGGGTAGACGTTGCCATTAATACGCCGTTTCGCCGCTGCTGGACGAGTAATGACGAAGCAGGCGTGTTCTTTACGTCAGCCACGGCGGAGGATTTATGGAATTTAGAACAGGAGGCGCGTAGGTACATCAGCGGGCAGCGGGCGCAGATGGACTTGTTTGGTGCTAACGAGGAGGCAGAAGTGGTTTCGTTCCCGCAAGCGGCGGCACGGTAAATCAAAAGGGGTAGGAAAGGCGGCGAAAATATGAACTATATTGCCCAGCTCAACGCTTTTGATGATTCAAACCGTGCAATCGGGTTGCCTTCATTTTCTCAGGTTATTTACTACAAATTGGTAGGAATAAATAATAGGGTTCAATGGGCCGAAACATTCATGGTGACCAATCAAAGACTGATGTTTGAAGCTGGCATATCCAACGAAAAAACGTTGATACGGTATCGAAATATTTTGAAGCAATATGGGTTTATCGAATTTGTCTCTGGGAGAAAGGGACAACCAACGAAATATCATCTCCCAATCCTGTACGAAGATCGCGGAAACACTGTATTAAATACAGGCAAAAACGCAGGAGAGAAAATATATACTGTACCAGATACAGTAAAAGATACAGGATATACGACAGTAAAACAGCCAGTAAAACGGACAGTAAATCGTACAGCTATAACTAAACATAAACAAGAAACTAAAACAGAAAAAGAAAAGAGAAAAGAAAAAGCCGGGGCTTTTTCGCTGGAGGTCTATACCCAAAACCCGGAACTCGTTGACGCTCTCAAAGGGTTTATCGAGATGAGAAAGCAGGGGAAATCTCCGCTCACAGAGCGGGCCTTTGGCTTGGCTCTTTCTCAGCTTGACAAATTAGGACGAAGCGATGAGGAAAAGATCGCCATTGTCAATCAGACGGTGATGAACGGGTGGAAGGGCTTCTATGCCTTAAAGCAGGAGGTGAAGCAACGTGGAAACACTGGAATCAATCGTCGAACGAATCAAGACGCGGATCGCTATGCCGATTTCCGGGAAGCCGATAAGCGTCAAGTCTATCCGTGGGAAGTACAATCTCAGCCCGGAAGCGCTGGAGCAGTATCAGGAATCCATTCTCCGGGTGGAGGAGGCGCAGGAGAAGTGCCGGAACTGCCGGGGGAAGTGCTGGCAGGAGGGGAGCCTCAAAGGGGTGATCCCTGTCCTGACGATTGCGGGGGATCGGGTAACGGAAGCCGTGGAAATATGCCGATGGGAGCGACAACGCCGGGAACAGGCGCGGATCAACCGGCTTGTCCAATCGGCCAGGGTGCCGATGGCTTACGCGCAGGACACCTTTCAGGATTACTGCCTGACGCCGGAGAATACAGCGGCGGTTAAAGCGGCACAGTGGATTATCGGCGATGAAAGCGGGAAAGGTCTCTTTCTCTACGGCCCACGGGGGACGGGAAAAACGAAATTGGCGGCTATTATTGCTAACGAGCGGCTGAGGCAGGGAAAGCCGGTGCTGTTCTCGTCTGTGCCTGACCTCTTGGGCGACATTCGGGCGTCGTTTCACCGCGGCGATACGGAAGAAGTACTGCAATCGGTCAAAGAGGCATCCTTCTTGGTTTTGGACGATTTAGGCGCTGAACGTATGACGGAATGGGTCGGAGAGCAGCTCTTCGCGATTGTCAATTATCGGCTGAATGAACGTCTGGCGACGGTGGTCACGAGTAACTTTTCGCCGGATGAAATCATTGAGCGGATGGCGACGGTAGACCGGGACGGCCGTGTCATAGATGACATGCAGGGGCAACGTATTATGAGCCGGATTTATGGCATGTGTACGCGGATATTCTTAGGCGGCGAGGATCGGCGCATGAGAGGGGTGGCCGGATGAAGCCCTTTAGTATCATCCTCCCCGGCCAGCCAGCGACGAAAAAGAACAGTGCGACGGTCGTCAGAAACCACGCGCATATCCTCCCGAGCGCCGCATATCGCGCCTATGAACGGCACTGCCGGGAGGCATTGATGGCACTGGGGCGTCTGCCTCACTATACGCTGCCGGTACGGGTGACATGTAGGTACTGGCTAAAAGACCGGGCGCACTGGCCGGACTTAGTGGGGCTTATGCAAGCGACGGCGGATATCATCAGCGATGAGCGGCGGAAGATTGGCGGGCGGATGGTGACAACGCGGGAATGGCTGCTCTCCGACGACCGCATTGTGACGAGCTGGGACGGGACAGTGATCGCGGGGATAGATAAGGCGCGGCCGAGGGTAGAGGTTGTGATAACGCCTCTGCCCGCAGACGAAGCGCTTGACCCGTACATAGAGAGGCAAATTAAACAAAAGAAAGGGCGAGAATAATGATTAAACCAATTCCATGCAGGAAATTCAAAAATGCGTCGACGCTGGCGTGGATAGCGAAGATCGTGGAAGAGACGGACGAGGTCGTGCAGGAAGCGGCTATTCTTGGAGATTGCGCGGATGGTGAAGGGATGGTCGACCATGATATCTACGGGATAGTTAGTGTTAAGAAAAGATTGGCAACCGAACTCACGGACGTTATCACGGTATGCGTGTCATGGCTTGATACGCTTGGCTACGATGAGGCGGCGCGGGGGCGGCTGCAAGAGCGCGTGAACGAGAAGAACCGCAAGCGCGGATACTTTGGCGAATAAATAACTTGACGGAGAATAATAAGGGGGCAAGAGGATGAAACGTTATAACGACTACATCAGCATGACGCGGCGGTATCTCAAGAGTTACAACGAATTTAAGATAGCGATTGAGAACATGACGGCGGACATTGAAAGCCACCGCTTGGCGCTGTCTGCCGCTGATGATGTTGGATCTGCGATTGCGAAATATGGCGACACTCCTCTTGGCGGCACCCCGGAACTTAACTCCGTCGAAGGTGCGGCAGAGCGCAGAATACGGCGAGAGAAAGCGATTGCTGACCTGACGGCAAACCGCGCAGAGGTGCAGCGGATGGTAGATAAGATAGATCGGGCGGTAGGGGCGCTGGGAGACGTTGACCGAATGCTGATCCAATGTTTTTACATTGATGGTAAAAGCTGGCTGGCTATCGGGCACGAACATCATTATAGCGAGAAGTGGGCGCGGGAGCGTGGGGGAAAAGCTCTGCGCTCTGTGGCGTTTATGCTCTTCGGACCGCGAACCGTGCCGGAACAACTGTCATTCGTGTTTGCCGGGTAGGTTGTGGATAACTCAAAACGAAACGGGTATTTTAACAGGTAAAATCACGGCATTTTAACGGGTATTTTTACGGCAAAAATGGTGCGTTTTTTAACTTGCGGATGTGATATGATAGTAGCGTAGGAATACACGGGCACAGGGGCAAGCTGAGGCGACGCCCCGGAGGACACTGCTGCGGCGGTGTCCTTTTTGTCTGTGTGGAAATTCGTAGGGAGGCGGGGAAAATAGAGAGGTTAAAACGTGATTGGATCGGGAATAAAAAGTCGGCATTTACGACGATAGGCGCAGATGGACACACAAAATATGAGAGGGCGGCGCATGACTATTACGCGACACAGCCTTATGCGGTGGAGCTTCTGCTTAAAGAAGAGAGGTTTGTCAATACTATCTGGGAGCCTGCTTGCGGGGAGGGGCATATATCGAAGGTATTAAAAGCACACGGGTATAAGGTAATTAGTACGGACTTGATTGACCGTGGCTTCGGCGGACATAAACCACTGGACTTCTTTGCTTGTAAGGAGCCGATTTTGAGGGATGAAGCGTTTGACATCGTGACGAACCCACCATACACATATTCGCAGGCGTTTGTGGAAAAGGCGCTTGAACTCGTTGCGGATGGCCGGAAGGTTGCCATGTTTCTCAAGTTGACGTTTTTAGAAAGCAAGGGACGAAAGCCATTCTTTCTGAAATATCCGCCGCGCACGGTATACGTGAGTTCTAATCGGCTGGCGTGTGGACGAAACGGCGTATTCGATCCACGGTTAAGGGCGATAGCCTATGCGTGGTATGTATGGGAAAAGGGCTTCAAGGGCGATCCGATTATTCGGTGGATTAACTGAGTAACGGATCGCATAAGGGAGGCGGTGAATATGTAGCATGGCAAATGAGAAAAATTTGATTCCCGCGTCAAAACGAAGTAAGGGCGAAGTTAGAAAAAACAGCCAAAAAGGTGGCATCGCCAGCGGCAAGGCACGGCGGCAGAAAAAGGCGCTTCGGGCAGCACTGAAAGAAGCGGTCGCTATGCAGCTAAAAGACCTACCGCCGGATTTACAGCGCGGCATCATGAAGGCGGCGAAGCTCAAAGACCGGGAGTTATCCGTCAGCGACGCCATCTTGGGCAGTATTGTTCGGGCGGCGTGTGGCGGGAATAGCCAGATGATGAAGCTGCTTTTGGACACCATCGGCGAAAGTGCGGACACGCGGATGAAGGAACGTGAGTTGAAGCTGAAAGAAAAGGCGGTGGTCACGTTGAAAGACCATATTGAGCATAACCCATTCGCCGATCTTACGACTGACGAACTTCGGAAGCTGATTGACAATGAGTAACACCAAACATTACGCGAAAATGGAGCTTGCGAGGCGCGAGTTCTTTTTTTATTGTCACCTTCGCGCAGCAGATTTCTATAAGCCTAAGCGTGCTTATCTCCGTGCGCTCTGCGATGCGCTGCAGGCGTTCTACGAGGGCGAGGACGAGGTACTGATCGTCAATGTCCCGCCGCGCCATGGCAAAAGCCGCACAGCGGGGCTTCTTGTGGAGTGGATACTGGGGAAAAATCCCAAAGAAAAAATCATGACCGGCTCATATAACGAAACGCTCTCCACCGTGTTCTCAAAAAACGTCAGGAATAGCATTCAGGAAGTCAAGGCGGACGCTGAACGCATTGTCTACAGTGATATTTTCCCTGGCGTTACGATTAAGTCTGGCGACGCAGCGATGAACCTGTGGAGCCTTGAAGGCGGATATAACAGTTATCTGGCAACGTCTCCAACGGGAACGGCGACGGGCTTCGGCTGTTCGCTGATGATTATTGACGACATCATTAAGAACGCCGAAGAAGCCTACAACGAGACGGTCAAGGAAAAGCACTGGGAATGGTTCACGAACACTATGCTCTCGCGCATTGAAGAAGGCGGGAAGATCATAATCGTCATGACCCGCTGGGCGTCGGATGATCTGGCTGGAAAAGCGCTGGAACATTTCCAGGGCCGCCGCATCCGGCACATCTCGATGAAGGCGTTACAGGACGACGGGACAATGCTCTGCGATGAAATACTATCGCGTAAATCATACGAGGATAAAGTGCGCGTGATGGGCGCGGACATCGCCAGCGCGAACTATCAGCAGGAGCCTATCGACATCAAGGGAAGGCTCTACAGCAGCTTTAAGACGTATATGGATGTCCCGCGAGACGATAGCGGCAATCCGCTCTTTACGGCGATTAAAGCGTACACAGATACGGCGGACACGGGCGAAGATTATCTCTGTACCATCGTGTATGGCGTGTACGCGAAAGAAGCGTATGTGCTGGATGTTCTATACACCAAGGCGCCGATGGAAGATACCGAGCCGCAGACGGCGCAAATACTGCATGAGAATGGCGTCAATATCGCCGACATCGAATCCAATTCCGGCGGGCGCGGCTTTGCCCGGTCGGTGGAGCGACATCTGCGTGAGACTTATGGAAGCAACAAGACCATCGTCCGCCCGTTTCATCAGTCGAAGAACAAGGCGGCGCGGATACTCTCCAACGCGACGTGGGTCATGGAGCATATCTATTTCCCAACCAACTGGCGGGATCGCTGGCCGGAATATTACGACGCCATGACGCGCTACCAACGCGAGGGTAAGAACAAGCATGACGACGCCCCGGACGCCACGACCGGCGTCGCCGAGAAGATCGGCGCGGGCGATCTGTACAGTTTTGAGTGAGGAGGTGAGGCTATGTCCTTTATGGACGTGATACGATTTATCATCCGGCGTGGCGCGCAATCGGCCATGAGCGAGACGGAATTTTTAGAAGCGGAGCTTAAGGCGTGGCTGGCGTCAGAAAAACGGGAAAATATGCTGATAGGGAAAGCCTACGCCGCTGGAGATCATGATATACGGCTTAAGACGCGCAAGGCGATCGGCGAGGGCGGCAAGGCGACTACCGTCCGCAATCTGCCGAACAATATCATCATAGATAATCAATACGGGAAACTGGTCAATCAGAAGGCAAATTATCTCTTGGCGAAGCCCTTTGAGGTCAAGGCAGAGGATGAGGGCTTTGGAGAGGCGCTAAAGCCTGTATTCAACCAAGCTTTCCGCCGAACATTGAAAGCGGTGGGAGAGGATTGCTTGAACGCTGGCGTCGGATATCTTTACCCATACTTTACCGACAATAAACTGCGGTTCCGGCGGTTTAACCCGGAGGAGATACTGCCCTTTTGGATGGACGATGCGCATGAAGAATTAGCGGCGTTTCTGCGGGTGTATACGGTACAGTATTACGATGGGCATACGCTGAAAGAAAGCATAAAGGTGCAGTATTTCACAAAAGAGGGGATTAAGTACTTTACGTTCGATTCAGAGAAGCTCCTACCGGATGTTGAGGCAGAAGATGCGGCCTATTTGCAAATAAATGGCGCACCGATGAACTGGGAGAAAATCCCGCTCATCGTTTTTCGGGCAAACAGCGACGAGCGACCCTTGATTTGTCGCGTCAAGTCACTGCAAGACGCGCTCAATACGCTTCTTTCGACGTTTGCGGACAATATGCAGGAAGATCCACGGACGACGATCCTTGTCATTCATAATTATGATGGCGAAGATTTAGGCGGGTTTCGCCGTAATCTGGCGTCCTATGGGGCGGTCAAGGTGCGGGATACGGAGAGCGGCAAAGGCGGCGTAGATACCCTGACGGTCGAGGTCAATGCACAGAACTTTGAACTCGTCCTGCGGCTCTTAAAGCGGGCCATCATCGAAAACGGCTGCGGATTCGACGCCAAAGACGACAGGCTCTCGAACAACCCGAATCAGATGAATATCCAGTCAATGTACTCCGACATCGACCTTGACGCCAACGACATGGAGCTGGAATTTCAGGCGGCGATGGAGCGGCTGATGTGGTTTGTCGGCGTCGCCTTGCGACTTAAAAAGGTCGAGGCGGGCGCGGCGGAGTTTGTCTTTAACCGCGACATTCTGATAAACGAATCTGAGGCGATCACCGACTGCCAAAATTCCGCCGGCGTTATTAGCCAAGAGACAATCGTTGCAAATCATCCGTGGACGAAAGACACTAGGGCCGAGTTGGAGCGGCTCAAGAAAGAGCGCAAGGAAGAAGCGGCAGAAATGCAGGGCGCGTACCCGGTAGGTGAGAGCGATGGACCACAATGAGTATTGGGCGAAGCGCTTTGAACAGCTCTTAGCGGCGGAGATGGCGAAGGCCGACGCACTGAGCGCTGAAATGGTGCGCATGTATCGACAAGCCGCGCAGGACATCAACGACGACATCGCGCGTTGGTACGCCCGATTCGCCGCGGAGAATAAGATGAGCCTCGCCGATGCCAGACGAATGCTCGACGAACGAGAGTTGACGGAATTTCGATGGACACTCAAACAATACATTGCTTACGGTGAAAAGAACGCACTCTCTGGGGCATATATTCAGCGGCTAAAAAATGCGTCGACGCGGGTACATATTGACCGATTGGAGGCCCTCAAATACCAGGTGGGGCAGCATATAGAAAAACTGGCCGCGAAGGGGAACGCCCGCCTGACGGAGGTTTTGAAGGACATTTACCCGGACAGCCGCCTAAGGTCGGCCTACGAGGTGCAGAGAAAGCGAAGGTTTGAACCATTCACCAGCGTGCCGGAGGCCGATGTGGAGCGGATACTTAAAAGGCCATGGGTATCTGACGGGCTGAACTTCTCCGATCGTATCTGGCGGGATAAGGAGCAGCTAATAAATACCTTGCAAGGGGATTTGACGGTGGGGCTGATCCGGGGCGAAGCGTATCCTAAGATAGCCAAGCGTGTTTCTGATAAGATGGGCGTGGCTATGGGCGCGGCGTCACGATTGGTAGAGACAGAGGCCGCTTTCTTCGCGTCAAAAGGCCAGATGGACGCATTTCGGGATTTAGGAGTGGAACAATATGAGTTTGTGGCGACGCTGGACAGCCGGACGTCGGAACGGTGCCGGGAGATGGATGGGAAAGTGCTGCCAATGTCTGAATTTAAGCCAGGGATTACGGCACCGCCGCTTCATTGCCGCTGCCGCTCTACGACATGCCCGTATTTCGATGATGAGTTTACAGAAGGCGAGACACGATCTGCCCGCGACCCGGAGACAGGGGAAACGATGCAGGTGGAAGGAGAATTAAAATATAAAGAATGGGAGAAAAAATACGTAGATCAGCCGAAACAGGAAGAATCCGCGGTTGTTGAAAATAAAGGGGATAAGGAGTATAATGAAGGTGTAAAAGATTGTTTGCAAAGAGTAAAAGAGTTTGGTATTCGGACAGGCCGAGAGGTTTTGGCTTGGGTGGATGCGGATGGCGGAACGCCGTTTCCTGATCTGCCCGGGGCAAAAGATGCGGTTATATTCACGTCGAATCTTGACGATTTTTTACAAAAGGCTCCCGAAGGATCTTTGACCAGCGTCCATAACCATCCGCGGAGTTCGAGCTTTTCACCGGAAGATTTTGATGTTATGGCTGGCTATCGTAGTATCTCTCAATTACGAGTAATAGGTCATGATGGTACGCAATACACGGCAAGAGTAGGAACAGGGGCAAGGCCAAAGATTGACACGATCAGGCAGATATACAGAAAGTACGTGGCGCTGTTTCAAGCTGAATTCGAGAAAAAGGTTAATAGCGGAGAGATGAGTAGCGCAGCAGCATGGCGGGAACATTCGCATAGAGCCGCGCAAGAAACAGCGAAAGAATTTGGATGGGAGTATGAAAGGACGATGCCCGATGAAGAAAAATGAAGCAGTTGTTATTCCTGATGAAGTTCCGCCCCCGTACGGAGAAGCAAAGGAATATAACGAATACTGGGAAAAGGCAGATCAGGCTCATGATCAACTTGAAGAAATGAAGCGACAACTCGCCGGATCAGCTAAATAACAGAATAACGAAAAGCACTGTGAAAAAAACTCACAGTGCTTTTCTTATGCCCATTTTAGGAGGTGAGGCTATGTAGCGTATACCGTGGTAATTATTACAGCAGGAGGGATAACATGACGAAGGAAGAACTGAAAGCCCTTGGTTTAACCGAGGAGCAAGTGGCGAAGGTCGCGGAAGACTACGAGAAGAACTACGTCGAAAAGAGCCGCTACACCGCCAAGGAAGAGGAACTGACCGCCGCCAAAGAGGAAAGCAAAACGGCACGCGGGGAGCTGGATAAGCTCAAGAAAGACCACAAGGACAATGAGGCTCTCGTCAAGCAGATTGACGATCTCAAGGCGGCGGCCACGAAGCGCGACGAGGAACACGCGGCGAAGGTCAAGGCGATGGAGATTGACGCCATCGTGGAGAAGTCGCTTTTGGGGGCGAAGGCGAAGAATACTGCCGCTGTTCGAGCGCTTTTGAAACTTGAGGGAGCTGAGCCGAAGGAAGGGGCGATCGTGGGACTTGATGAGCAGATCAAAAAGCTCAAAGAGAGCGATGCCTATCTCTTCGAGGAAGAGAACAAGTTGCAGGTGGAAGGGCTGAACCCCGCTGGAGGAAATGGCGGGAATAGTGCAGCACCGACGGCGCAGCAGCAATTTGAAACTGCGCTGGGGATGTAAAAGACGAAAGGGGATTAAGTAAATGGCAATCAACACTTTGGAAATGGCAAAAATCTTTCAGCAGTCGCTGGACAAGCAGATGGGCATCGAAGCGACATCGGGATGGATGGAGAGCAACGCCGTCAATGTGAAGTACAACGGCGGGGATACGGTGCGTATGCCGCGTATCTCGACCACGGGTATGGCGCGGTATGACCGTGATAACGGCTTTAATCAGGGCGCGGTAACGCTGACCTATGACGACTATAAGCTGACGCAGGACAGAGGACGTACGTTCCACCTCGATTCCATGGACGTGGATGAGAGCAACTTCATCGCTTCGGCGGGGAATGTCATGGGTGAATTTCAGCGGCTCCAAGTCGTCCCGGAAGTAGATGCCTACCGCTATAGCCGGATTGCGGCGCTGGCGAAGGGTGCGAGCCGGACGACGGATGGATTCGCACCGACGGCTGATAACATCTTGGCGCAGCTTGACAAGGAGATCACGGATTTGCAGGACACCATCGGAGAGACGGAGCCGATCATGATCCTGATGGCGACGCCGATTCGAACGGTCCTGAACAACGTCAAACACATTGAACGCCATCTCGACGTGACGCAGTTCAAGGCGGGGGCTATTGATACGAAGGTCAAGACCTACAACGAGATTCCGATTCTGTCTGTGCCTTCGGCGCGGATGAAAACGGCATACGTTTTTAACGACGGCAAAACGACGGGGCAGGAAGCGGGCGGCTTTAAGCCGGATACCACGGCTAAGCAGATCAACTGGATCCTTATTGCTCGCCGGGCGCCCATCGCGATCTCGAAGACGGACAAGGTGCGCATCTTTGCTCCGGACGTCAACCAAAAGGCGGACGCTTGGAAGCTCGACTATCGCAAGTTCCATGATCTCTGGATTCCGAAGAATAAACTGGCTGGAGTTTGGGCGAACATTGGCGCGTAAGGAGTGATAAACAATGTTTCGATTAACGCGGTTGAATGAAATACAGTACGTTGAAACGGAGGCGCAGAGAGATAAACTGATTGAGGACGGCTTCGTTCTCGATAAACTGGCTTCTGATGTACTGCAAGAAGACTCAGAGAAAACGGATGAAGTTAGCCGACGAGGGAAGCGCAGTAAAGGCGGCGCGTGATGTTTGACGACGTGAAAATGCTGATCAAGGCTTGCGTTGGGTACGAGGTAAAAGAGAGCGAATTACCGCTTCTTGGCTACATCTATAACGACGTAAGCCAGCACATCAAGAACGACTGCAACGTGACGGAAGTTCCGCCGGGTTTGCAGTCCGTTCTTGATGAGTTGACGGCGGGTAAGTTTTTGGCGCTGCAAAAGAATACGATCATCGGGGCGGATGGATTTGATGTTGTGAAGTCGATCCGCGAAGGGGACACTACGGTGGAACTGGGCGGAACGAGCAATGAGCAACGATACGACGCGCTGGTAAAGCGGCTGACGAGGGAGCGTGATTTCTCGTGTTACCGAAAATTCCGCTGGTAAAACAGGCCATAGAATCCCTCTACGACGGCAGAGCGATCATTGAGGAGGCGCGAAAGCGCAAGAACGAAAAAAACGTCACCGTGTCCGAGTGGGCTGTGGTAGCCGAGGATATTCCCTGTCGGGTAAGCTATAAGACGCTCTCAGCGGCGGAAAAGTCCGATATGGCGGACACCATCACGCAGGCGATAACGCTCTTTACCGCGCCCAACATTGATGTCAAACCTGGAAGCCGGATCACCGTCCGGCAGCGGGGCCGGGAAATGAAGTTTTCTTGCTCCGGCATTCCGGCGGTGTACGATTCTCATCAGGAAATTCCCTTGACGCGAATAGAGGAACACCCATGACGGCCAAGGTTGACGTGAGCGAGCTTCTGAAATTTCAGGATAAGCTCCGGCAGGCGGCGGATGGTGAAGCCCGAAACGCCTTTTATGAAGGGTGTATTAAGGAGATTGCGGCGCGGTTTTTGCGTAAGACGATTAAGCGGACACCGGTCGTCAGCGGCAATCTGCGGCGAGGCTGGCGGGGATATCTAAAGGGTAAGCTGCGCGTTAAAAGAATCGGCAATACGTATCATATTAGGATGGCGAATGCCGCTGAATATGCGTCGTATGTCGAGTATGGACACAGAACGCCCGGCGGTAAAGGATGGGTCAAAGGGCAATTCCCTATGACGATTTCCGCCCGGGAAGTAGAAGACATGGCTCCGGCGCTTCTTCGGCTTAAGATCAAAAAGTATATTGAGGGGGTGCTGAATGGTCAATGATATTGTGGATGGAATCGCCGTAAGGCTTGGCGAAATATGCCCCGAGGTGGAAGTGTACCGGGATGAAATTAAGCAGGGTTTTAAGGAACCGTGCTTTTTTATTTTGCCTCTTCGTACCGCGCAACGGGCAGAGGTCGGCAATCGGTACCAAAGAACGCACAGCTTCGATGTGCATTATTTTCCAAGCGAACCGGGGGAAGCGTCGGAAGAAATTCATGCGGTTGCTTCGGCGCTCTTGATGGGTTTGGAATACATCACGGCGGGGGGCGATCTCATCCGGGCGACACGGGCGGAATACGAAGTCCACGAAGGCGTTTTACATTTCGAGGTGGATTATGAAGTGTTTGTGTATCGCGTAAAGGAGAAAAAGACACGCATGGAAGTATTGGTGCAGAAAGGAATGATAAAAAATGGCGGATAAGGAGAAAGACAAGGGCAAGGATGGGCAGGCGGAAGCGACTTACACCCGGGAAGCGCTGGCGGCGTCCAAGCGCTACCGGGACAAGTGGGATGTTGTGATGGTCGCTTTGGAAGATGGCCGGGAATACACCATGGCCGAAGCCGAAGCGAAGATTGACGCTTTTCTGACCGCGCCGGTCAAGGAAACGGTAAACGGGAGGGATAACTAATGGCATTAGGCGGAGGAACTTGGCAGTTTCAGAACAAAAAACTGCCGGGGACGTACATTAATTTTATTTCTAAAGTAAGGGCGCAGACTGACATCGCTGACCGCGGCTACGCGACGATGCCGCTTGTTCTTGACTGGGGGCCGGAGGGCGAAGTGTTCACGGTTACGGCGGAGGACTTTCAAAAGGACAGTCTCAAGATTTTCGGTTACGACTACACGGCGGACAAGATCAAGGGACTTCGCGATCTCTACAAGAACCTCAAGACGGGTTACTTCTACCGGGTAAATAACGGCGCGGTCAAGGCCGCCTCCGACATCGCCACGGCGAAATATGGCGGCAAGCGCGGCAACGACATCACTGTGTCCGTAGCGGCGAACGTCGATAAACCGGCGAAGTTTGACGTTGTGACTTACATCACCGTTGACGGATCGAAAACGGCGGTAGACAAGCAGCTGGCAGTCACCGCTTGGGCGGACGTCAAAGATAACGATTATGTCGTCTTCAAGCGTCCGGCGGGGGCGATGGCTCCAACGGCAGGGACGCCGCTCACGGGGGGAACCAACGGCGCGAACGTCACCGGGGCGCAGTATCAGGCGTACATCGACGCCATCGAGCCGTATTACTTCAACTGCCTTGGCTATGCGGGAACGGACAACAAGATCAAAGACTTGTTCGTGCAGTTCGTAAAGCGGATGCGTGACAGCGTGGGCGCGAAGTTCCAAGTCGTCATTCACGGCAAGGAAGCGGTGGACTACGAGGGCGTTATCAGCATTAAGAACGACGTCACGGACGAAGGAGCGTCGCCAGCGGCGGCGGTCTACTGGCTGACGGGCGCGGAAGCGAGCTGCCTCGTCAATGCGTCCTGCACCAACAAGATTTACGACGGCGAGTACGCGATTAAATCGCAGTACAGCCAATCAGACCTTGAAAAGGCTATCACGGCGGGAATGCTGACGTTCCACAACGTGAGTGACCCGGTTTCCGGCGACATCAAGGGTCAGCTCCGGGTGCTTCGAGATATCAACACGTTCACGTCGTTCTCTAAGGAGAAAAACGAAGACTTCGCAATGAACCAGGTTATCCGGGTGCTTGACCAGATCGCTATCGACGTGTCGCGTCTCTTTAATAAGATTTATCTTGGCAAGGAGCCGAACGACGAAGACGGGCGCGTGGCGCTCTGGGGCGATATTGTCGCACTTCACAAGGAATATCAGCGCGTCCGGGCGATTCAGAATTTCAAGGCGGAAGATGTGCCGGTGCCGACACAGGGTGAAAGCAAGAATGCCGTGCTGTTTACGTATCAGGTGCAGCCTACCGTCTGCATGGAAAAATTGTATGTCACGTGCGTCGTCGCGTGAGGAAGGAGGAATAAGGGATGCCGGGAATTAACGCAATTCGTACGATGCACGCCAAAGATGTCGTCACGGCGAAATTGGCCAGCGCGTTTGTTACTATACAAGGCGAACGTTTTCTTTTGTTTCAGGCAAAGAAGCTTGAGGCAAAGTTTAAGAAGGATAAGAAAGAAGTTGCGATCTTAGGCCGTATCTCTAAGGGGCATAAAGCTTCGAGTGGAGACGGCACGGGGACTATGACGATCTACTATAATACGGCGATGTTCACGAAGCTTATGAAAAGCTACAAGGACACTGGCGAGGATGTCTATTTCGACATTCAGGTGACGAACGATGATCCCACCAGCGCCGCTGGAAGAAATACCATCATCCTCAAAGACTGTAACATTGACGAGACGGTGATTGCCTCCTTTGACGCAGATGAGGGATGGCTGGAGCAGGAAGTGTCGTTTACGTTCGAGGATTGGGAGATGCCGGAACAGTTCAAAGTGCTGGACGGCATGAGATAAGGAGGATATGACAATGAGTGATTTCAAGGCGTTTATGGCGGACAGCGCGCTTCCGATTGAAGCGGAGACGGTAGGTTATGTCGCATCGAAACGTTTCCCCGGCGAGAACGGAGAGCCGGTCGAATGGCGTATCCGGGCGATTACGACGGAACAGGAGGAGAAGATTCGTCAGTCGGCAAAAAAGCGCCGCCAGATTCCTGGGACGCGGGAAACAAAAACGGAAATAGACTATGATACGTACATTAGCGCAATGATTTGCGCCTGTGTAGTGTATCCGAATCTCAACGACGCAGAACTGCAAAATTCCTACGGCGCTGTAGGTGCGGCGGATTTGCTGCGGAAAATGCTGACGCCGGGGGAATATGCGGACTTGGCTTTGGCAGTGCAGCAGAACAATGGATTCGACGCTGGAATGGCGGATAAGATTCAGAAGGTAAAAAACTGATCGAGGAGAGCGATTTTTGGGCGACGGTCGCCTATTACGCCCTCCATAAATTTCACTGGCCGCCGCGTAAGTTGTTTGCTTTGGACGAGGCGTCCATGGCGTTTGTGTTGGCGGCGATATCGGTTAAGACGAAGCAAGACAGGGAAGCAGCGAAGAGACTAAAAGAGAGCGGGTGAGGATAAAAAAGAGGAATAACTTTCTTCTTGCCGAAATATAACTATAGGTGAGAGGAGGAATTTCTATGGGAAAATTTTGTAGTAATTGTGGAGCAGAAGTATCCGGAAAGTTTTGCAGTAACTGCGGATCGCCGATCGGCGAAGAAAGCGTTGCTAACACCGACAAAGAAATAGCTTCGCAAGAAATGCTAAATGGAGTTACGTTTAACGCAGTGGCGATTTTTGCTGAAAATAGAGGCGCTGTTGGTCGGATGAAAATTATAAATAAATTGGGTAAACTTACAGGAGCTCCGCTCAAAACGGTGGTAGCTTTTGTTGATACTCATTTGCAAGATAAAGTGTTTATGAACAAGGTATTCGCTTATGAGGGGATCCCGGGAGGGGCTTTGCCGCCGATGAAGTGCCCGAGCTGCAGTTCAACTAACATACAAATCGAGAAAAATGGTTTTGGGTTTGGGAAAAGTTTTGTTGGAGGGTTCCTTTTGGGGCCTCTCGGTTTATTAGCCGGGGGGATTGGAGCTAAGGGAGTAAAATGTATTTGTCTAAATTGCGGGAATCGATTCTCGCCGAAGAAGGCACGATAAACTTATTTTAAGAAATTCATAAAACCCGCTCAATTTTGGGCGGGTTTTCTTATGCCTGAAATGCGAAGGGGGTGACACGATGGCGACGATCATGCAGCATATCGCGATCTCCGATGGAGTATCACCGGTGTTCCAGCGGATGAACAAGATTATCTCCGCCACGCCGCAGCGTATTTATGCGGCGGTGCAGGCGGCCGACCGGTTGCAGTCTGACCTGGGACGACGCGCAGAGGATCTTAATGAGCGGTTACGCAGCATGGGCAGCGGCTGGTTCAGTGGTGCGCGGTCGGCGTTTAGCGGCCTTATCGGGCAGTTTACGCTGGCTACATTGGTAGCACAAGCACTGGGCGCGGCCATCAGCGCGATAGCCTCCGCGCCGGGGAAACTCATGGCGATAAGCGACGAGTACAGTGGAATACAAGCGCGAATACGGCTCATCACAAAGTCGCAGGAAGAAGCGGCGGCGCTCAATGACGCGATTTATCGTTCCGCGCTCCGGGCGCATGGCGGATATACGGACATGGCCGCCGCCGTGGCGAAATTAGGGATTGCGGCAAAGGACGCGTTCCCGAATCCTAAGCAGATTGTTCCGTTTGTCGAGGGCGTGCAAAAGCTCTTTAAGATTGGCGGGTCAGGCATAGAGGAGCAGCGGGTCGCTATGCTCCAGCTCACGCAGGCAATGACCAGCGGGCGCCTGCAAGGCGATGAGTTTCGGTCGATCTCCGAAGCGGCTCCGCTTATTGAGCAGATGGTGGCCGACTATTTAGGTGTTACCCGTGGGGCTTTGAAACAGCTATCAAGTGAGGGGAAACTGACGTCGGACGTCATCAAGAACGCGATCTTGAAAAATATGGATACGATCAATGCGCAATTTGAACAGATGCCGGTCAAGTGGGGCGATATTTGGCAAGATATGAAGTCCCGCGCCGAAAGGGCTTTTGTGCCGGTCAACGAGCAGATGGAAGCCATCGCTAACAGCCCGGCCATGGCTACCCTACGGGAAAACTTTGCCCGTGGGATTGTGGTTGCCGGTCGAGTAGTGGCCGAATTTATCAATACTCTGCGTTGGGCGGCAGGGGAAGTGACGGCGTTTTATATCGCTCATAAGACGGCCTTTGACCGTATCGCCTTAGCGATCGGGATTATGGCGGCGGCGTGGATCGGGTATAACGTCGCGGTGGGAATTGCCACGCTGGCCACGGCTGGCTTTGCGGCTGTTATGTCGGTAGGAAGCTTTATCAGTGCAGCGGTCGCGATGATCGCCGAATTGACGCAGCAGTTTATGGCGGTAGGCGTAGCAGAAACCATCGCGGCGTCCGCAGGCGCGCAGATGTGGGCGGCCATCCTTCTGCCGGTGACGCTGGTCATCGGAGCAATCTATGGCGTCGTGGCGGCGGTGAACTACTTCGCCGGAACGACAATCTCCGCGACGGGGATCATCTTCGGCGTGTTCGGTTGGCTGTTTGCAAATATCTGGAACATGATCGCCCTGGCGACAAACTACTTCATCGCGTTCGCGAATTTCTTGGGAAGCGTGTTCGTCGACCCGCTGGGCGCCGCGTATAACCTGTTTGTCGATATTTGGAACGCGATTGTCGGCTATGTAGGGGAAGCGGTTAACTCTATCATCAAAATGATTCACGCTATTCCTGGAGTTTCCGCCGTCATCGGTGGAGAGCCGATTGATGTGAAAAGCGCTTTTACCATGGAGCGAAAAACCATTGAAAATGCCGCGTGGCACATCGATCCGATAGCGACGAAAAACCCGTGGGAGATGGCGGAAGCGGCCTACGACATAGGCGCGAACCTCCACTTGCCGGACTTTAGCTTGCCGGAGATGGAGGCGGGTGGAGCGGACGGCTACGACATGAGCGACATCGCGGCGAATACTGGCGATACGGCGGGGAACACCAAGGCGATCAAGGACGCAATGGAGATCACCGACGAGGACTTGAAGTATCTTCGGGATATTGCGGAGCAGGAAGCGATCAACAAGTACACCACCGCCGAAGTTAAGATTGAAATGGGCGGGATCCACAATAACGTCAGCAACGGTATGGATTTGGACGGCGTCGCGCATTATCTAAACGACAGCCTATTTTCGGCCATGCAGGCAGGCGCGGAGAAGGTGCATCCGGTATGAGCTATTACTTTTTCCTTGACGAGACCATGCTGCCGGTTCCACCGGCGAAGCTGTCTGTCAAGATCAAAAACAAGAATAAAACGGTCAATCTCATCAACGAGGGCGAGATCAATATCATCAAGACGCCGGGCCTAACGGAGATTTCGTTTGACGTTCTCTTGCCGAATCAGGCCTATCCGTTTGCGAATTACGACAGCAGCCTTTCAGCTTCGCTGGTGAGCGCGATCTTGGGGAAAGGTTTTGCGTTTCAGAAGGCGGATCACTTTCTGGACACGTTCGAGCAGGCGAAGGCTGGGAATACGCCGCTTCGGCTTATCATTTCCCGTATGCGGACGGATTTTCGTATGCTCTTTGACACGAATATGCTTGTGACCATCGAGGAATACGAAACGCGAGAATCTCACGAGGATGGCTTTGATGTCGTGGTTCCCTTGCGTCTCAAGCAATATCGCTCGTACGCGACAAAAGAATGTGAGGTTACGAAGGATGAAAACGGCAAGGAAACTCTGCGCGTAAAAGAAACACGGCCGGCATACGATAAAACCGTTCCGGCGGTCTACCGTATCCGCAATGAACAATCCGTCTGTGAGGCGGTGCGGGCAGCGGCAGGCGGGAAATTAAACTGGCGGAGCGTCATGGGACAGAGCGGCATAGGCAATCCGTTGGGATATCCGGGGGCGGTGTTACATCTTGGCAGATAAACTTTTGAAAGCTGCAACGCCGACGCCAGACCTGCAGATGGTCATTCATAACCGCGAAACGGATAAGTATTACATCCCCCTTGTCCACGACGGTGTAGAGATTGAATGGACGCGGAAGGGCGCACCGGGGAAACTGACGTTTAAGGTGCAAAAGGATGAAATCTTAGATATGCCGGAGGGAAGCACCGTCCAGTTTGGTTATAAAAAGACGAACTTTTTTTATGGCTATGTCTTCGAGAAAAAGCGAAACAAGGATGGCGCTATTTCCGTCACCGCTTACGACCAGCTCCGCTATCTCAAGAACAAGGATATTTATTCGTTCGTCAATGTCAAAGCCGGGGACGCGATTAAAGCGATGGCCGAGGATTTTCAGCTCACCGTCGGGGATTTGGCGGATACCGGCTACACGATACCGAAGTATCACGGGAGCAACGAAACTCTCTTGGACATCGTACAGACGCTCCTCGATATGACGACAGAGAACACGAAGAAGATTTATGTACTCTACGACGATTTCGGAAAACTCACACTGAAAGAGATGGGGGACATGAAGGTGGACATCCTCATCGACGCCGAGACGGCGGAAAACTTTGAGTATACGTCGACCATCGACAAAGATACTTACAATCGCGTCAAGCTCTACTACGACAACGATGAAACTGGGAAGCGCGACGTTTGGATGGAGCTTGACAGCACTAATATGAAACGCTGGGGCGTCTTGCAGCTCACGGAATCCGTGAACGGGAAGAAACCGCTGAACTTTCCGGAGATGGCCGGGGCAAAGCTCAAACTGCACAATCGCCCCGGACGCACATTGACCATTCAAAACGCGCTTGGGGATGTGCGCATTCGCGCTGGGTGTCTGCTCTTCGTTGATTTGAAATTAGACGACATGAAGCTGACGAAACGAATGATTGTGGAAACCGTCAAGCATAAGATATCTAACAATCTGCATACAATGGATTTGACGGTGCGAGGGGATGTGATCACGGGATGAGTGCGGAGTTACTGCAAACCATGCAGCGTCTTGTCAGTCAGACGACGGAGGCCATGAAACCAACGGATTACATCGTCGGCGTCGTGGAAACTGTGGGGCCGCTCTCTATTCGTATCGAGCAAAAAGAAGTTGTCACTGCAGAATTTTTGGAACTGACAGATGCCGTCCGGGACTATGACGTGGACATTGAAGTGATGCACGTCACCGAGAAGAGGGCCGGCGGCGGCGGTTACGCAGAGTACGCCAGCCACGATCATGACTACCGGGGACGCAAGAAAATCCGTATCTACAACGGGCTGCATGTAGGAGAACCAGTCTATCTCCTGCGGCAAGCGGGCGGGCAAAGTTTTTTAGTGTTGAGCCGAGTGAAGAATCACACGAATTTGACGGGGCAATGGGGGTGAGGATATGGCGCTTCTGCCGGAGACGGGGGATGAAATAGATGCCCTGGCGCGTACGCGGGACGAGCCGAGCCGGACGTATCACATGCGGATTGAGGAAGAGCATATTAACGGTCAAACGGATGGATTGGCTGCTATAGAGCAAGCCGTCTACAAGATTTTGAATACGGAGCGGTATCGGTTTGTCATCTACTCGTGGAACTACGGCGTGGAGCTGGCCGACCTCTTCGGGAAGCCTATCCCGTGGGTGTTCGCGGAACTTCCAAGGCGAATTACGGAAGCCCTCATGCAAGACGACCGCATTTTAGCCGTCACGGACTTTGAACTGTCTCATAAACGCGGGGATGTTCTGGCAAAGTTTAGAGTGCAGACGAAGTTAGGCGACATCGAGGTGGAAAGGACGGTGAATATAAGCTGATGTACGAGAATCAAAATGAGAATATCATCTTGGAGAGGATGATGAAGCGCGTCCCGGCGAACATCGACAAGCGCGAGGGCAGCGTAGTCTATGACGCCGCCATGCCCGCCGCGCTGGAAATGGCGCTTCTTTATGCTGTGGCGGATTATTTTCTGCTGAATACGTTCGGCGACACGGCGGAGCGGAGTTTTCTCATTCAACGCGCCAAGGAGCGGGGGCTTTCCCCAAAACCGGCGACTTTCGCCACCGTCAAGGGCATATTCACCCCGGCGGGGCTATCCGTTCCCATTGGGACGCGGTTTTCTTATGACGATGTGAATTACCGGGTGGCGGAAAGCGTGAAACCTGGGGAATATCTGCTGATATGCGAAACAGCGGGAACCGTTGGCAATAAACCGGCGGGCAAGCTGCTTCCCATCGACTATGTTCCCGGTCTTGAAACGGCGCGGATATCCGAGATCATCATTCCGGGAGAGGACGAGGAAGAGACGGAAGCCTTCCGGCGTCGGTACTTGGCAAGTTTCGACAGTCAAGCCTACGGCGGCAATATCGCCGACTACCGGCAGAAAGTCAACGCGATTCCCGGCGTCGGCGGGGTGAAGGTATATCCCGTCTGGAAAGGCGGCGGCACCGTGCGCCTTGCATTTATGACCAGCGAATATAAGCCGCCCGCGCCGGAACTTGTGGCGAAGGTGCAGACGGCGATTGACCCGGAACAAAACCATGGTGAAGGAGTAGGCATAGCACCCATCGGCCACGTTGTTACCGTAGAAGGAGCGAGAAATTCCGCCGTTAAGATTGGCCTGCATTTATCTTTTGCAGCGGGCGGCGTATACGCGGCATATAAAAAACAAGTGGAGGACACTATTGATGCCTATTTTTTAGAACTTAATAAGGGCTGGCAGGGGACGCAAGTGACCGAAATTGACCGCGTGAGCAACACCGGCATCGTCATCCGCATCGCGCAGATCGAGAGCCGATTACTGGCGATCGATGGAATTGACGACGTGCAGCACACGACGCTCAACGGCAGCGAGGAGAATCTGACGCTGGGACTTGATGAGTTGGCTGTCCGGGGTGAGGTGACGGCTGATGGATAAGATCACCCATAACGCGCATGTGGAACGATATTATCCTTCGGTCGTCGCTCCAGCGGCTGAATTTAAGGCGCTGGCCGACGCTGAGAACCCGGAACTTACCGCACTATGGGAGGTATTTTGGCGGTGGTTTGCGAATACGTTTGTCTATGAATTAGATGAGGCCGGGGCGGCGCGGTGGGAAGAGATGTTGAAACTGTACTCGCTTCCGACAGATTCTCTTTATGTTCGAAAGCAGCGCATTTTATTGAAGATTAACGCGACCTTGCCGTATACGTTCCGCAGTTTTCAAAATATGCTTGATGGTACATTCGGAGCGGGGAACGTTATAGAATCAATTAACGCTGATAAATATCAGCTCTGGCTTGACTTGTCCGGGGCAATCATTCGACGACAAGCGGAGATACGGCGCTTCGCTCGGGCAATCATCCCCGCAAATCTAAGCATACATGTCAGTAGCGGCAAAGATATTTTGGGTAAAGCGTATGTCGGAGCCGCCGTCAGCGTAAGACATCGGACAACCATCAGGCCGTCGCTGGATTGTCACTTGACCGGGGATTACCCGGTGTATCGATATAGCGCGGCGGTCGTTTTTACGAGCAAGCATATCACGATAAGAGGAGGAGAATAAATGAGTAATTATCCGAAACTTACTATTACGCACGACGGGCAAGACATGATTGCCGAAGCGGAAGCAGACAAAAAACCGTTAATTTTTACGCGAGTAGATCTTGGCGACGGGCAACTGCCGCCGGGGCAGAATGTTGAAACACTAACCGCCCCCGTCGGAAGTAAAATGAAGCTCCCGCTAAGTTCTGGGCAAAAACAAAGCACGGGCGGCGTAAAACTCCGCTTCGTCGTTGATAACTCAGCGCTGGAAACGGGCTTCTTTGCCCGTGAGATTGCCGTTTATGCGAAAGTAGGAGAAAGTGGCACAGAACGGCTTTATGCGTACACAAACGGCGGGAATTACGTAGATTATATCCCGGACAAGTCAAATCCCATCGACGCGCAGATTATTGATGTTTATCTTGTGACCGGCAACGCGGAAAATGTGCAGATTGTTGTCAGCAGCTCTACATATGCAACAGTAGAGGACGTGCGTGATGAAATTAAAGTGCATAACACTGCCGCTGACGCTCATGCCGACATCCGTCTGCTTATCGAAAACGCCGGAATCAATCTTTTGCGCCGCAATCGTGCTTATGCCGTCGGCGACATCGCGTACAGTAAAAATCTGCCAAGCTGGGCGCGTCTGGAGTGCGTGAAAGCCGGAACGACTGCAGCCGAAGAGCCGGTAGCGATTGCGTCCGTGTCTGCGGGGGGGGGTACTGGTATCTGACGGTGGCGTACTGTGGATAGTTGACGACGTGCGCGATGGGACACCCGTCGGAACGGTACGCGGAAATCTCTATCTTCCGGCTGGCTACGTCAAGGCAAACGGTGCGACGGTGCAGCGGGCAGACTATCCACGGCTTGTTACGTTTGCCAACCGTTATAATCTCTGGACGGATGACACGGCGGCGAATGCGGGACTGTTCGGACGCGGCGATGGTTCGGCGACGATGGTGTTACCGAACTGGGTTGACCGCATGGTGCAGCTGGCGGGGGAGGGCATCGGGGCGAGCGTCGCGGCGGGGTTACCCAACATAAACGGCTGGCTGTGGGCAGGACACAACAGCGGATTTACGCCAACCCCGACTAATCCGTTTACTACGGAAAACATTCATAATGGCGTGAATTATGTACAAGGAGCGTACGGCGGTCATCACAAGTGGCATTTCGATGCTTCTCGCTCAAACCCAATTTACGGCGCGTCGACTACCGTTCAGCCCGCCGCTATCAAGCTAATTCCGATTATAAGATACTAAGCCGGCGCTCCTACGCGCACGGCGAAAGGAGCGAAAAACAAATGAAAGCAGGACAACTTATACAAGACGGGATCGTGACGTGGATTGTCGATGACGTGAGAGACGGTGCACGCGTCGGAGACATCATCTTACGGCCAACCTTACGCGATGGCTTTATCAAAGCGAACGGCGCGACCGTCAAGGCGAGCGAATATCCCCGTCTCCTTGCGTGGGTGCAGGAAAGCAATATGAAGGTGACGGCGGAGCAGTATGCACAAGATTGCTCCAAGTACGTCTATGACGAGGCGACGGATAAGCTGACACTGCCCAACGCCGTCGGACGCGTGTTACAAGGTGGGGAGAGCGTCAAAAGTATTGAAGCTGGGCTGCCACAGCATACGCATAAACTCAACGGGTGGGTGGGGAATTCCGCGCTGAAAGTGATAAATAGCGGCGGCTTTAATATTGTTGACGTCGCAACAAGTGACACCTCTGCAGGCGCGAACAACCCGATCTATGGCCGTTCTGACACCGTCCAGCCGCCCGCAATCGCAATGATCGCACAGATTAAATATTGAGGAGGTACAACATGACAAAAACAGTCTACGCATACGCCGCCGACGGCAAATACATCGGGACGCGTACGCTCGATGACACCGATCGCAGTCCGATATCCGGCGCGTGGCAGATACCTGGGAATATGACCGAAACCAAGCCGCCAGCAACCGTAAAAGAAGGATACGACATCTATTACAAAGGCGGAAAATGGACACAAGTCGAAAAGCCGAAGCCGCAGGAGCCCGAACCAACGCAACCGTCGGAGCCACAGCCGCAGGAACCGTACATCGACCAAGAAAAACTGGATCTTGCCGAGGCGATGGTGGGGTTTGAGGCCCGACTGTCTGCACTCGAAGCCGCGAAGGGGGGTGACAGCAAATGAAAAAGTACACGTACATGATCCCGATTTTTGCTTATCTCGTTCGCGCTGGTAAGTACGCGATCAGCGACGAGGACAAAACGGAGGGGCAGAAAGTTGTACCGCAGGTATATCAAGAGGACGTGGCGCTCTATCTCGCAGAACATGCCGCAGGGTAAAAAAAGATGGGCAGGGGGCCGCTATGGGGGCATAGCGGCTTTTTCTATGCCTGAAAATCAGGAGGCGGAGGATGAATATATCTGAACTTTATGTGGCTGGGGTGAGAACAATCAATCAGCTCGCTCACGGCGCAGCACTCAAGGCCGCTGGGAGCTTTGTATTTGCAGTATTTGCGCACATGCACACGCAGCTCCTCTTATGCTTTGCGCTGCTTGTCTGTATTGATTTACTCACGAAATGGATTGCATTATCGAGAGAACGGCTCATGAAAAGCAAGCGAAAGCCGAACCCTACTTTTTACGAGTGCGTTGTAGGGCTGCGCAAAGCCCGCCGTGCTGGGTATATCAAGAGCAGCGAAATGAAACATCGGTTTGTCGGAAAAATCATCGTGTATATGACTATCGCCTTGGCTGGCGCTATGTTTGACGCGATGATGAGGACGCTTGATAAGCCGGAATGGGCCGTGTTTTTGCTTGTCGGTTATCTGGCAATGACTGAAATCATGAGCATTGTAGAGAACTTGCAGGACGCCGGAGTGTCTGTGGCAGAGGATTTACACGACATTTTGGACAAAAAGCTGGAAGGGATGAAGAAATGACGAGAGAAGAAATGGCGCGGCTTATCGCCGAGGGATTGATTGAAACCGGCATTGAGGGCGGATACGACGCCGTGTCCTGCTCTACCGCTGGAGATTATCCGTCACTTGGCGTCAGTCAATGGGAGGGCGGCAGGGCCGACGACCTCTTGCGGATGATTCCTGGCGGCAGCAAATACGTCGGCCGGGAGTATTCAGACATTGAAGAAGCCGGGGAGATGGACGCACTATCCGAACTTTTAGACAGTCCCGAAGGACAGGAGGCGCAGTTGCAGAAACTTTCCGAAGACTGCCTTGACTATGTGGATGAGCTTTTGGACGTCGCGGGCTTTGACGAACCGGCGTGTATTATCTACGCCGGGATGTGGTGCCCAACGTCGACGTCCGTCGTTTGTCGGTTTGTCTATAACAGGCTGCGCCGGGGTTACGACATGAATGACATTGAAGTCTGCGCGGAGACGTTCCGGGATGAGTACGCGGAAGCGGCGGCCTGCGAGGAATACGCCGAAGGATACGCAAACCGTGCAGAGCGCACGCTGGAATATGTGGAAGGGCTGGGGATTGGATAAAGCGGAGGTGTCGTTGTGAATGAGAAAACTAAGTATTATCTTGCTGCTACCGCTGTTGTTTTGGCTATCGCCGCCGGTTGGTTTTTGTTCCGAGAGCCAGACGCATCAAATCAGCGAGACGCAGCTAATGGCGTTAGAAGCGCACTTGAACGCGCTGGAAGCGAACAACGCCGCGCTGAGGATGCTCTTAAACGAATCGAATCAGGACTTGACCGAAGCGACGCAGCAGCTCAGCGAATCGAAGAATCAAATAGCCGTGTTGAGGAGAGAGTTGCAGGCGCTCAAGAACGAATCCGAAGAGGCAAGGAGATCGCTGGCGACAGCGAACGAAGAATTAAAGAAAGCCAGCGAATCCTTCAAAGCGTCCGAAAGGGCGCACGAAAGAATTGAGGGGCGGCTGCGGACGCAGAGGAATATCTGGGAAGCGATTGCGGCGGTGCTGGCTGGGATATGTATAGCGAGATGAAATGATGGCTCCGGGGCTTCGGCTTCGGAGCGAATTTTTGATTGTACAATAAGCCGATACACAATCAAGCGTGATTTTTTAGTGGTACAAACGTGGTACAAACCGGAAAAATTAAACAGCATAAAACGCATTAAAATAGGGCACCATATTTATGGAATGGATGTTCCGGGAATAGCCAGAAACCATTGATAATATAGGGGGCTATTGGCATTTTGTGTTGCTTTATGGCATGCAGGAGGTCAGGGGTTCGATCCCCCTCGTCTCCACCAGGAAAATAAA